AGGCGGCGCTTCCCGATCCACTGGGAGCAGTTCCAGGCTGGCATCAAGGATCAGGTGGTCGGCACGCCGCTGAAGGCTGCCCCGTTCCTGACCGAGGCGCACATCGAAGAGCTTGCGTACTTCAAGATCCGCACCGTCGAGCAGTTGGCCGACCTCGCCGACTCCAACATGACGTGGATGGGCGCACGCGAGATGTCGCAGGCGGCGAAGAACTACCTGAAGAAGGTCAGCGGCAACGAGGCGCTGCTGGACCAGATCAAGGTGCTGCAGGCCCAGATCGCCAAGCTGACCGAGGATCGGCAGGCCGACGAGGTCGGCGATCAGGAGCGGGCCGCCCGGTCGGGCGACAGTGCCGTGAACTTCGGCAAGGGCAAGGGCCGCTGATCTGTAGCCCCAGGAGAGCATCGTGGCAACCTCGTATTCGATGACCAACTTTGCGACGTTTCAGACGTTGCTTCAGCAGGTCTGCGCGATGCTCAACCTCGCCATCCCGGCCGACCCTGTCGGGTCGGCCGACCCCAACCTCGTGATGATGCGGACGGCGGCGAACCTCGCCAGCCTGGAGATGCTCAACGCCTACGAGTGGTCGCAACTGACCAAGCAGGCCGAGATCACCGTCGAGACCATCATCCCGCCGAGCCCGGGGCAGGCCACCGAGCAAGCCTACGACTTGCCCGGCGACTTCTACCGCTTCATCGACCAGACCCAGTGGAACGGCTCGATGCGCTTCCCGGCCGTCGGCCCCGTTGCACCCCAGGGCTGGATGACCTACATGGTCTTCCCGATCAGCGCCAACTTCACGCTGACGTGGCAGATCCGGCAGAACCAGATCTGGTTCCTGAACCCGCCCCAGGCTCCTGGCTCTGCGTTCCGGTTCATGTACCTGTCCCAGGCGCTGGTGCAGGACGCGGACGACCCCAACCTCTACAAGAACGTCGCCACCAAGGCGGGCGACGTGTTCCAGCTTGACGGCATCCTGATGGTGCTGCTGACCCGGGTGAAGTGGCTCGAAGCCCGGGGCTTCGACTCCAGCGCTGCCGTGCGCGACTTCCTGCTGGCCTTCGACTCCCGCATCGGCGCGCAGAAGGGAGCCAACATCCTCAACATGGGCGGCGGCCGCCACGACTACCCGTACATCGGCATCGGCAACCTGCCCGAGGCTTCGCTCTACGGGATGAGGCAGAACTGATGGCCGTCGTGCTGCCCCCTGGCTGGGTCATCACTCCGCTTTTGGAGACCGTCCCTAACCCCAACTTCCCCGGCTTCGCCGCCGGGCCGGGGTTCACTCGCCAGACCTACATCTGCACCGACGAGGCCAACCAGTACGTCTGCTCCTCCGGGGCCCTGGAGGACTGTGAAGCCCAGGCGCTCACGATGGCCCAGTCCAGCACCCAGCAGAACACCTGACCATGCTCGTCCCCTACAAGCACCCCCGCAGCACGGTCCCCCGCCGGTCGAGCGCCACGCAGAACCACGCGGCGTTCCCGTTCAGTGCGCCGATGCGCGGCATCGACGTGAGCCAGCCGCTGCCCGGCGGCAACCCGATGACGGCGATCCGGCTGGAGAACCTGATCCCCCGCGTGCTGGGCAACCAGATGCGCCGGGGCTACCTGCGCTGGGTCTCCCACCTCGACGGCGAGGTGCGCTCGCTGATCCGCTACCAGCCGCCGAGCGGGGCCAACAAGCTCCTGGCTGCAGCCTCCTCGGGCAAGATCTACGACGTGACCACGGCCCTGCCGTCGGTCACCGTGCCGGTGCCTGTGCTGACGGTCCTCTCGGGCACGCCGCCCGGCGAATGGACGACGCTGAACTGGGTGACCACGGCCGGGGTCCACATCCTGCTGATGGTGAATCCTGGGTCTGGCTACTGGATCTACGACGGCACGACGTTTACACAGATCACGATGGGTGGCGGTGCCAACCAGATCAGCGGCGTCGACCCCAACACCTTCATCTTCGTCACCGTCTACAAGAACCGGGTCTGGTTCATCGAGGGCGGCACGACCAGGGCGTGGTATCTCCCGGTCGGCCAGTTCGCGGGTGTAGCCGTGATGTTCGACTTCGGGCCGATGCTGCCCAACGGCGGCTCGCTCGCGGCGCTGATCAACTGGACCTATGACGGCTCGTCGGGGGTGGGCATCAACAACCAGCTTGTGATCGTCGCCAGCCAGGGCGACGTGCTGGTCTACGGTGGCGACGACCCCGCCTCGGCGGCCACCTTCCAAGTGGTCGGCCGCTGGTTCATCGGCCGGGTGCCGGTGGGCCACCGCTTCTTCTCCAACTACCAGCAGGACGTGATCATCCTGTCCGAGCGCGGCATGGTCTTCATGACCGAGCTAATGCGCGGCCAGGGCTTCTTCCAGAACGTCACCAACGCCCAGGCCATCAACTCGGCCCTGGCGTCGGAGATTGCGGCTTCACTCGACACCCGGTACTGGGAGATCCGGTTCCTGCCCAACGACCAGCTTCTGGTGATCAACCGGGGCGAGACCAACGCCGAGAACCTGCAGTGGGTCTACGAGGTCAACAACAAGGCGTTCTGCATGCTGCGGGGCATCCCGATGCTGACCGTCGACACCTTCAACGGCCGGGCCTTCAGCGGCGACCTCTCGGGCAACGTCTGGCAGGTGCTGGTGGGCGGCTCGGACGGCTCGGTGGACGCTACGCCTGGGGCGGACCTCGAAGGGGTGGTGGTGACCTCCTTCCAGCCGCTGGGCGAGGGCATCCGGGTCAAGCGCTTCCTGATGGTCCGCCCGAGCTTCATCAGCGACACCCCGCCGGGCATCCAGGCCGGTTTAAACAGCGAGTGGAACCTCGGCGTTCCCGGCACCAGCCCTGCCTACCTCGGGGCCGGTTCAAGCTCCTGGGACGTGGGCCTGTGGGACGTGGCGGTCTGGTCGGGCGAGGGGCAGTCCTATGAAGCCTGGGTTGGAGCCGCAGGCTCCGGCCGCTATGGCTCGCTCGCCATGAAGGTCCGCGCCTCGGCCGACACCATCTTCGTCGGCTGGCAGGCGCTGGTCGAGCAGGGAGGGGTACTGTGAGCGTGACCTCCTGGGGCCAGAACGACCTCGCCCAGTGGCTGTGCGAGCGGATCGGCCTGACGCCGACGCCGCACCTCGTCTGCCTGGGCTCGGTCTCGCCCCGCGACAACAGCCTGCGCGGCGTGGTCGGCTACGACTCGTTCAACGGTGCCTCGTGCGTCATGCACATGGCAGGCGAGCCCGGCTGGATCGACAAGGCGATGCTGCATGCCGCCTTCGACTACCCGTTCAACATCGCGGGCGTGAATCAGGTGCTGGCCTTCGTCCCCAGCGACAATCTCGTCGCGCTCGACATCGACCGCCGCCTGGGCTTCACCCTGGTGTGCGAGCTTGAGGGCGCTCACCCTGACGGGTCCTTGTTCCTCATGCGGATGCGCCGCGACGAGTGCAAGTGGCTCGCGCCTCGGAGGACACACTGATGGGCAAGAAGAGCGATCCGCCGAAGGCACCTGACTACACGCAGGCCGCAGAGAAGACTGCGGCTTCGAGCCAGGAAGCGCAGACCAGGGCCGACTGGGCCAACCGGCCCGATCAGGTCACGCCCTGGGGCCAGCAGACGTGGCAGTCGGCCAAGCAGATCGATCCTGCGACCGGGCAGGAGATGACCAAGTGGACCCAGAACACCACGCTGGACCCGAAGCTCCAGGCTGCACTCGACCAGCAGCAGAGCATCGACATGAGCAAGTCGGAGCTTGCTGGCGCGCAGATCGGCCGGGCCAACGAGGCGCTCGCCAACCCCTTCGACTGGCAGGGGATGCAGCCGATGGGGCAGGCTGTCCAGGGCGGCGGGCTGAATCCGATGGGGATGCAGACCCGTGGCGCGGGCCGGGGCATCATGGGCGGCTTCGACCAGGGCGGCCCGGTGCCCGACGCAGGCGGCGACATGGGCCGCCAGCGGTACGAGCAGCAGTTGATGGACCGGATGCGCCCGGAGAACGAGCGTGCCCAGGCAGGGCTCGAAGGCAAGCTCGCCAACATGGGCCTGACCCGTGGCTCCGAGGCATGGAACCGGGAGATGCAGGGTCTGCAGGACAACCAGTCGCGGCAGGCGTTCGACGCCTTCCAGACCGCAGGCACCGAGCAGCAGCGCAACTTCAACATGGGGCTGCAGGGCCAGGGCCAGCAGTACCAGCAGAACCTCGGGCAGGCGCAGTTCGGCAATCAGGCGCAGCAGCAGGGCTTCGCCCAGCGCCTGGGGGCGAACCAGCAGAACTGGGGAATGATGAGTGGAGCCAACGCCCAGAACTTCGGGCAGAACATGCAGGCTTCACAGTACCAGAACCAGCTTCGCCAGCAGCAGATCGCCGAGCAGCAGCAGCAGCGCCTGATGCCGCTCAACGAGATGAACGCCCTGCTCACTGGAGCCCAGGTCAACATGCCGACGATGCCCGGCTTCCAGGCCAGCCAGTCGAGCGGCGGGGCGAACTACTCGGGCGCGGCCAAGGACCAGTACTCGGCGAACATGGACGCCTACAACGCCGCGCAGCAGCAGTCCCAGGCTCTGATGCAGGGCATCACCGGGGTCGGCGGCCTCGCAGCGAAATTCATCTAGGAGAACGAGATGGCTGGCAATGAAGACCTGATCATGCAGTACCTGATGCAGCAGGGCGGGGCCAATCAGGCCAACATGAGCATCGCCAAGAAGCAGGCGCTGCTCAACCAGTTGCGCCAGCAGACGCAGATGCCCGGCATGATCCAGGGCGGCGGTGCCCGCACGGTCAGGGCCGCGCACCCGCTGTCGATGCTCGCCGACGTGGGCGGCCAACTCGCTGGCGGCTACGAGCAGAAGGGCCTGGACACGCAGTCCAACGACCTGATGACCACCAGCCGGAACCAGCTTGCCGACCTCCAGAAGCTCATCGCGGCCCGGCGCGGCGCAGCCCCGGTGGCCCCGCCGCCGATGGTGGGCCCCGAGCCCGGCATCGACATGACGCAGGCGATGTAGGAGCCGACCGTGTACGAAGACATCATCGCCACGATCCTGGGGGACCTGACTCCCCAGCCGCCGCCTGGGCAGGCGATGGCGGGAGCCCTGCGCGGCCAGCCGACGCTGCCCGGCGGCATGCCGATGATGCAGCCCCCGGCCCAGCCGATCCCGCCGCCGGATCTGCCGCCGACGACGCCCTACCAGCGCAACCCGATGGGCCCGCCGCCCAACCAGGGGCAGCCGCTGCCGCCTGGGCCGGGCGGGTT